TCCATGTTTTAGCTTTCTGCGCTTCTGCTTCCACATCCTTGTCGGGATTCAGACGTTGGAGTTCAGCAATAAATTTTTCGTCAACGGGTTTGGGTTCCCGCGATTTTTTATTTCGTGGGGGGGCCGCGCAATGGGGGGTCGTTTCTTTGCCATCGGCAGAGTTCAGTTTGGCGGTAGCCGAACCCGAAGCGTTAGCTTCACTTGGGTTAGTCGGGAATAGATTTGGTTGATTCAATTCAACTGAGGAATGTGAGGCCACTGCCGAACTTTCCCTTGATGGTTCTATTTTCGGTTCCTTATGATGGTTCATTATAGGGAGACTAACCGGAGTTACCCCCACCACCCTCTGCACGGGGTTACCCACCCCCAGATTAACCTTGGTTACCCCCTCAACTGATTTGACTCGGCTTGGTGACACAACTTGTTGAAGCACAGATTTCGGTATTTCATCATCACCGATCCTATCAACAATGATCGTATAAAGGTTCGATGTTTGTCTTCCAGAAAAGTCCTCGCGCTCATCTCGCGTGATAACTCCAATTTGGATTAGGGCATTCAAATACTTCTTCGTGATAGGTTCTGATATGTTAGCCTTTTCTGCAATCTTACGGATAGAAGGCCAGCAACTGGCATCGTCGTTGCATGAGTCAGCTAAAGACAAAAGAACCAATCTTGCGTTACCTTGGGTCTTACTACGCTCAAAGACCTCTGACATTATTCTTACACTCATCTTGATCCTTCCTGCCAGTTTGCGTCTTCATTCAATACCCACTTTTTGTCTTTATTGAGTTTCAAAAATCGAAGTCCAACCAATGTCATAAAAGCATTGTGAGCTTGTGTTTCTGTAATGCCAATACTGTCTGCGACAGATTGGATTTCTTTCTCGTCAAAGCCGTCATCGTAATTATCAATGACTGCGAATACTTGTTTCTTCTTATCGTCGATGATCGACAATTTGATTATTTCCCTGCGAACGAATATACCTTTGTTCTTTTCTAATGGATTCATTTTCTAAAAAAGGCGACCCCTTGTAGTGGCGAAGAAATGCGGCAACAGACGCGTGAGAGTATAACCACCACAAGGGATCATTTATTTTATTTTGTTTGTTAATTTAAATTTCTTCTACCTCGGCTCTCACACCGAAGGCACGATTTCTCGCACAACTGAAAACTACTACAGGTTGTATTCGATGTCAAGCATCTTTTTTTATCGGTAACGATAATTTCTACAACTCTACATCTACAGATTCAATCTCACCCTGCGACCAAGCATACATCTTATCGTTCATTAGCTCCCAAATCTCATCAGCATCCTTCTCAGTTTCGCACTTGAAGATGCAACGCCGCTCGCCAATACCCTCATCGGTTACTACAAAATCAGCCTTGTAGACTGTAGCTCCACCAGTGGATACTGCCGCCAGAATGGCAATGTTGTTTGGTTTAATGGCCATTGCACAGATACCATCTTCCGACTCATAGGTTGCCATGAAGGAAGTGCGGCTGGCAGTAGAGAGAGCCATATTGGAAAGTAGAACAGTCTTCCTGACACTGGCCAATATTTCTTGAAGCTTGGCATCTAAATCTTTACTTGAATTTTCGTTATTCATCAAAAACAAATATATCAAAAAAGTATTGACTTGTCAATAGTCTTGGTTTACTTTGATCCAAATGAAACATCCATTAGAAGATGCTTATGACGCTTGCGCGACTGCCTACGAGCAATCACGCATGGTTCGTTCTATTGGACGAAAGACTTTTGCAAACCAACTTCGTGAAACAAGGAGAACGCTTAAATTGACTGTTAGAGAGCTTGGAGACAAGATCGGCGTGACTGGATCGTTGATTAACCAGATTGAAGTAAACTCCAAGAGCATTCTTAAAAAAGAACAGGTAGATAAAATCATTTCCCTATGCACGTCTTTCTCGAAATTCAAGAAGGTAAATACTACCTCAGAGTCAGTCCATACTCCGCAGGAAGTCCAACCACCATGCACAAAAGAGGAAAACCCTTCCCCGAATCAGTCAGAGAAAGCTACGACAAATTGGAATTGGCCACCGTCGGACTTCAACAGCTAACGGATTATTATAGATGTTACGAAGAAAAACGGGTTTCAAAAAAACGGGGGCAAGATTAAAACCTGTTTCAGATAGACGAAAGATTTTGAATAAAGAATATTCTGAAGCGAGAAAGAAATACTTTACTACTCATCCGAACTGTGAGGTATGCGGTGCGGAAGCTACAGATATTCACCACAAAGCCAAGAGAGGAAAAAACCTTTCCAATTTAGAAATGTTTATGTCGACCTGTAGGGTTTGTCATACAAAAATCCATGATAATCCCACATGGGCAAGAGAGTTAGGATATTTAATTTATGACTACAAATAACTTTGAATCACGCATCGTTTGCGAGGGAGTTGAAGTAAGCGAAAGCCCAACTAAGATTCTGTTTAGGCAGAGGTTCAACCAATGTTGGGTGAGCAAGAGCGATATTCGTGTAAAAGAAAACCTTGGGTTCCTTGACGGAGAGAAAGTAATTCGTATCGTAGTTCCAGAAGAGGTAGCAAATACCTTGGAGCTTGAAGGAATTTTAGATTAATTTATATGGTCGGCGGGTGAGGTGGTGCGCTTTTAAACGCCCTTCCCAATAATACCGAGTTAACTCGGCCACCTTTTGACCAGTGCAAGTGGGGCAGGCGTGCTGTGTTTGCCTTAAACCGTTCACCACCTCTACACTAGTCAATCACCAATCTCCGTTATCGTCTGAAGAGTAACTATCATCTTCTGAAAATGATTCCGTTAGCTTTTCTTCCCGCGCCCAGAATCGGTTAGTTGGAACAGGTTTATCGTTACCGATAAAAACAAGTCCATTACGCCGCGCCATTTCGAGTGCGTAGATTAAACTATCCGAGCAGTTATCTACAAGGATTCCATTAGCATAATACACATTTTGGTTTTCGAGAACCAAGTTTAATACCCGTGCGTCCTTTATTTCTTTTGATGATCGCACAATGTTTGGAGCAGCAAATGCGTTTTCTGTAAGGATCGCCATTAAAATCCTTACCACATTCCATGCACTTATAAATAACTGTTTTATATTTTTCTCGATTTGCAGATTGGAAACAGGCTCCACTGCAATATTTTGATTTGTCTTTATTTTGAGTAATGACTGGTTTTCCGCAATGTTTACAACTTCCTTCGTGCTTTTCTCGTTTGAGAATACTATTGTAGGCGTGTTTGCTATGCCACTTTCTTCCTTCTTCTGAAGCGTGCCATTCTTTTGCTGCTTCTCTTGCAAGTTCAAGATTTTCTTCAAGACGCTTTCTAAAATTTTCGTCTTTGATTCTTTCTTGCATATGCAATCGCATATGTTCTGATTTACTAAGAATCTCCATATTTTCGATTTTGTTATCTGTCCAATCTCCATTGATGTGATGGACTTCAAAACCTTTAGGAATAGACCCATTGTGTTCGATCCAAATAACTCTATGTAAAAGTCTCTCTGTCGCATCCTTGTTTCCGTCTTGATAATATCTACCAGTTGTTTGAATGCGATATTTTCGTTTATTGTGAATAATGAATTTAGGATATTCCATATAATTAGTCTCTCTTGAGACTCTATTGTATATGCGCTGGAGAGTTTGTCAAGCCTAACCCATCCATCTTCCCAAGTAAAAACTCTATGCTTTCCCTTACCTTCAAGAATGCGTCCATCACTAAACTCTATTTTGCATATTTCATTATGAATTTCATCGTGGATAAAAGCAATTTTTGTAATACCAAATGGAGTAATTACTTCGTCTCCGGGATTTAAATTTTCAATCTTTACTTGTCCGTTTGGAGTTAGAATTAAAGTTCCCTCTACAAAACAATCCGGTGAGAATCCGCTTCTACTTTTAAGATTATCCTTGGTTTCAATGGCGATCTTTTTATTCTTGATAGTGTAGCGACGAAGACAAAGTTCCCGCGCCAACTCAGAACTTGGATCAACGCCAAAAAGAACTCGGCTCTTAAAGGCGTGATACGCTGAGTAATAGTATTCACTAACCAAACGATCATAGACATCCTTACAGGGTCTTCTGTCAACCTCTGCTGCGATTCTATCGGTAGGCTTACCCATGGACGAGATAAGGGCAATGGCCGCGCCATTAGAGTCAGTGCGTAGCCACTCACGAATGATAGCCTGACCAACTCGACCACCATCACCAGAAACGTCCATACCAAATTTAGTAGGTTGAACTCCAGCCGCACGGCACAAAGAAACAACTTCAGTAGCAAGTTGAATCTCAAACTCAGCGGCGGCATTGGCAGATAGTTGAATTACCTTCTGACTTTCAAGCCACATAACACGATTACGGGTTCCACGAACAAAACCAAGTTTAGCAATGGTAAGAACGCATCGGTCACCGCCAATAGTAAACGAAGTGTCAAAGCCTGCTACTTTAGTAAATCCTTCAGAATCCCAGATTGGTTCTTCATTTGTATCGGCGTTACGAATAAGATCAGAGGTAATTACAGTCTGAATAAATCCAGACTTAGGCCACCAACCAATAGCGTTACGAACATAGTCAATGGCATTTTCATCACCATAGGATAGACGTAGCATATCACTTTGCTTCTCACGATCCATTAAGAATGGAAATGGTGATGGTTCACCTTCTGGGGCTTGAAAGTTTGGTGACTTCATGCCGTTGTAAAACAAGCAAACACCAGTTTCAGTTTCCCACTTATCAATGTTTTGATTCACGGAATCAAAGTTTGAAGCACCCTTTGGTAAACACCAACGAGTATGTGGATTATCTCCTGTAGATGGATTACCAATACCAATAAAAACCTTGTCGTTGTTGGATGCTAAGTTTGTTCTTGCCGTGATAGCTCCAAGTTCCATTTCGGGCAACTCATCAAGTGCCAATCGAACTCTATCATTCTTACGACCACGGGTAGTATCAATAGCCTTTTGACCCTCGTTACCAGATTGAAAGGCAAGAGCCTTTATCGCATTACGATAATCTTTATCTTCATCATTAGTCGCCCCACCCCAAACAATCATGTGTCGATAGTCAATTAGTTTACCAATTTGAACACGGGCGCACTTCCAAAGTTTAGATATGATACCCCAGATACGATCTTCAGATGCACCGAGAGTGGTAGTAGCAACCCAAGACGAAGTGCAATGCGGAGCAGAACACCAATCGAGATAAACCCAAAGAGCAACTGGAAAACTTTTTCCCATCGAAGCCGCGCCAGCCAAACAAACGTCTGTATTGTTACAGAGTTCTTCAAGTGTTCTAAGCAACTGAGTATTGGTGTATCCTCTGTTGTAGATAGAAACTTCGGTTGGCCATTGAAGTTTAACAGCATTAATAAAATGTTCCGCTGGAGTTAATAACTTAAAATCTTTTAAATTAATATTATGTTTGATGCAGTATTGTTTTCCATACTTTCCATGAGAAATCGAGTAGCAATAAAGCTCAATTCCCAAGTCATCCATATCCTCTGAGAATTTAATACCATACTTTTGAATCCCTTTACTTGAAGAAAAAACTCTTGACATATCAATAAGAAAATATATTTTCGGTGAAAAGGCAAGATGAAACTTAAAAACAAAAATCTCGCACCTGTCGGGGGATGGTTCTGGAAATATGAGATCAAACGTAATGACGTTGTATATCCAGCGATAGTTTATGGAAGCACATGGAATAGTCTTCTTCAGAACATTCAAAAAGATTACCGCTCAAATGGAGTTGAAGTCCCAAGTAACATCGAGCAAATGGTGGAAGACCAAACCTGCCAACGCCAACCAAGTGATCGTTGCTGGTATAATGATGGACTTGGAGATCGTATTGCTCAAGCCATTCACACAGTAGCGGCGGCAACTGATAAAGTTTTAGGAACTAAACTTGAGCATAAAGCAAGAGGATGTTCTTCTTGCAATAAAAGAAGGACTGCACTAAACAAATTATCGTAAACGATAAAAATTTATGCTATCAATAGGTAACGACAACTTTTCACTTGCCACTCTTGACCAAGACGGCAAGCCACCAGAAACACGAATCTCCAATGCGAGTCATTGCTGGAATATAGCAAATAATCTAAGGCTTGCTAACATCGGGCGTGAGAATAAGCGCATACGAATTTACAAGGCATACAAAATGTTTCCTCCCACTGGATACAGCAAGCTTGCCGAAAAGCGACTACCTTGGCAATCGGATGTTAACTATGGACAACTTGGATTTATCGTTGATAACCAAAAATCCAGTTACTACGATGTAATTACTGAACGTCAGGCTTGCTGCACAATCAAAAGTAAATTTGGCAATGAAAAAGAACGACTTGTTAACTCCGAAAACATCTCCATTGCCTTTGACCAAGCCTTGCGTGAATGGCCCGGATACCTCTACAATACAGAACAAGACCTTGAGGAAATGCTATTGTATGGAAAGGGAATTGGAATGTGGGATAGTCCACTTGGATGGATGCCAGAACACGTCTTCCTATCCGACCTTCTCTTTCCAGACGACATTAGGATCGACTTTTGCAACCTTGAGGAGTTTGTCCGGCGTGTCCGCTTGACTCCATACGAGCTTTATAAAAAGATTGAAAATCGTGCCGCAGCAGAAGCGATGGGATGGAATGTGGATGCAGCTATTGACGCTATCCGTTTCCACCGCGCTTTTACAAATCATAGAAAGACCCGCGAAGATTTCTTCCGCACGATCAGCGAGTCAGGATTTAACTGGTCATTGTCAGTAAACCAAAAGATCGACCTCTACGAAGTTTACTGGAGAGAGTTTGATGGTAAGATTAGTAAAGCAATTATCCTTCAAGACTATCAACCAATCGCTGATTACATTAACTCCAATGTAAAGGGAGCAGGTAAGATCAGTGAAGATGACATTAGAACTCAGCATGGGTTTATGATGCTCAAGATTGGACTCTTTAACTCATGGGAAGAGATCATGTATATGCTCACCGACTCGGTAGGTAGTGGACTCTTTCAAGACATCAAGAGCCAAGCTGAATCGGCGTTCGTTGCTTGCCGCCAGTATGACTTTACGATGAACTCATTGGTTGATGCCGTGCGACTCAACTCCATGCTGATGATTGAGGGACAAGGGCCAGACTCAACTAAGATGCTCAAGCAAATGGAGTGGCTACCTATTAGCGTAATGCCAGATGGAGCTAAGTTCATCCAGAACCGCTTCCAACTTCCAGTGGCAGAAAGCATGAGCTTCATGCAGTTCTTCATGGGAGATATGTATAGGGGCATGGGGCAGTATCGTATCAACGCTCCTACTGCTGGTGGAAAACAAAGAACAAAAGGCGAAGCGGAACTTGATGCTGCCGAATCAGCGAAGCTATCTGGAACTCAAATCCGGCGATTCAACGAGTGCCAAACTCTTTACTTCAAACAACTCTACAAACGCTTTGTAAGTGCTAAGTCCAGCGATGATGGATATGAGTATGTTAAGAAGTTCTATGAAATTCTTGAAGAACTCGGAACACCCAAAGAAGCGGCGGCATATAAGAACATCACAAGCATCCGTTCCAACCTCATCAGTGGGGCAGGTAGCCCATCGTTCAAACTAATTACGGCAGAGAAGTTGTTGCAGATTACCGCAATCACTCCAGCAAACGAAGGGCAAGAGAATGCCGTTAAGGACGCAATCGCCGCGCTTTCTGGACGAGACAACGTAGCTCGCTATCGTAATACTAAGCCAAGCAAAATTGATGATACAGCTCGTATCATTGGATTTGAGAATGCTGGTATGACAGATGCGTTTGTTAATCCACAAAACTTCCCAGTGTTGCCAACTGATCCGCATATCGAACACGCAACTGGTCACTTCCAAGACATGATTATGCAGTTGCAGATGAATATGCAATCTGTGCAGCAGGGTCAACCAGAACTTGCAGAGCTTTCCAAGGCAGTGCGCTCAGTTAAATTCAAGGGTGGCCACATCATGGCACACGTTGAGTATATCAGCAGAGATCAATCAAAGCAGGACTTCTTGAAACAATTCATGCAGGGCATGGGTGAAGCTCAAGCAATGGCTGATGAACTTCAACAAGTGTATGTTCAGATGGCAGAAGCTGAAGCTCAAAAATCTGGTCAACCTAACTCTGAA